TAGCAACATTATAGTTACCACCACTTTGAATACTATCAAGTGCAGTATCGCCCAAAGCTACGTTACCTGTGCCAGTAGGGTAGTTTCCGTCTAGTTTGATTGTTCCACTATCAACTGCAAGGTTTGCATTGATTGTCAAGTTTCCTGACATTGTTCCACCTGCCAATGGTAGCTTGGCTGCTATGGAATTAGTCACGGTAGTTGAGAAGTTAGCATCATCACCCAATGCCGCCGCAAGCTCATTAAGCGTGTCTAAGGTGCTCGGTGCTGAATCTACTATATTGGCTACCGCAGTGCTAACAAATGCAGTAGTAGCAATGCGTGTAGTGTTGTTACCCGCACTTTGCGTAGTCGTAGTCGGATTACCACCTAAAGCAATATCATCAGCTACAAGAGCAGACGTAATTTGGTCATCTGCTATCTTAGCTGTGGTTACCTGATCATCAGCTATGTTTGCTGTCAATACTGCATCGTTTGCTAATACTCTTGATGCTAGTCTAGCTGTTAATTCTTTAACTGCATTAATCAAAGGGAAAACAAATAACTCTTTCTTGATTTGTTGTATTCCATCATTGTCCTCACCCCAACCACCAAATCTTTCTACGCCAGATGTGTCTATTGCGGTCTTTACTTCTTGTGCAATCAAACCTGTCATTACAATATCTGTGTTTCTTTTATTTTCCTCATCATACATTGGAAATGTTTTTGGAAGTTCATTGCTCGGTTTCCACTTGTAAGTTACAGGTCTAAGATCGTTAATAAAATCTAACCCCAATGCTGAATCTTTTATATCTTGTTTCAAGCGTTCATCCGAGCCTTGTGACCAAGCATTGTCTGTGTCAAATTCATTGTAAACTTTACCAAGACCGCTTGTTCCGATAGCTACCTGTCCAGGTGCTGCATCTATATTTCTCCCAATTGCAATAGCTTGTGAATGGCTTGGATGTGTTCCTCTTGTCATTGATCCAAGAAATACGTTGTAAACGCCTCCCTCATTGGCTTCACCTGCTTTCCATCCCATAGCAATATTTTCGCCGCCAGTCGTATTTTCAAGTGCTTGGAATCCTACTCCTGCATTGCCTTGACCAGTCTGATTTTTGGTCAAACTTTCATGCCCTACTGAAACGCTTTGTGTTCCAGTAGTTATATCATGACCTGCATCCCTTCCGATCATGACATTCTCGCTGCCTGAAGTGACAGCCCTCATAGCTTCATATCCTATCGCTACATTGTAATTACCAGTGACCGCCGCGTTGCTCATTGCGCTTCTTCCTATGGCAACATTATTTGATCCTGTCGTTAAAGCCGCCGCACAAGCCTCTCCCATTGCCGTGTTACCTGCGCCGCTAGTGACTGCAACCATAACTGAGTTACCCACTGCCGTATTAGAAGCACCAGTAACAGTTGCATCGCCCATTGTGTTGAATCCAATAGCCGTGTTGTATGAGCCAGTAGTTAGTTGCTCCCCTGCTAACCTACCGATTAACGTATTGCCAGTTGCTTCAGTAAGTTTGTAGCCTGCTTGGTTTCCAACTATCGTATTAGAATCGCCAGATGTTAGATCATCTGCTGCTTCCCAACCTAAAACTGTATTGTAGTAAGCATTGTTTAGTGTTCCTGTTGCCCCATCATTATTAATAATAATACTACCTGCAAGGTTGCCAGAGCCCGGTCCCATACCTATTGTCCCTTGCTCTGTGATTCGGAACTTTTCTGCCCCTCCTGTGCCTATTCTTAAACTGTCTTCAGCGTGGTAATACTCAATAAAACCTCTATAGGCTTGGTTGCCAGAAGAACCATCTGCAAAAGCTAAAGTTCCATAGTTGCTTGTGCCACTAACAATAGTCATACCTTTGTTACCTGAAGTATGTCCAACTTGTAAATCATCCATGTTGGCGTGCATCACATCTGTGGTTGATCCTATTAATACTGGACCATAATTAAAATGTGCTCTTCCTCCGCCTTGCACTTCAAAAACCATGTTGTCGCTTGCATCAGTAACCTTTAAAGGTAGTTCAGTACCGCCTCCTGTGCTTTTAAATACAGATAAACCACCATCACAAGTAATACCTCTATTAAATGTGGCTTGTCCTTCCTCTGACATATCAAGTGCAAGGGCAACAATATTAGCTGTACCAGAAGTACCATGAAATTCAATATCTTTATTATCTACACTTGATCTTATTGTTAGGTTTTGAGACCCCATATCAATATGACCAATCTCTGTGCCACCGTCTTTAAATCTTATTTGTTCTCCATCTGCATCAAGGCTAATGTCAGCAGGTGAATCAAGAGTTATATCCCCCGAAGAAGTGGCTAGTGTAGAAGCTGCATCACCTGTAGATATATCATCTAATGCTACTCCTGAGCTATCAGTCCCCCAAACAACATCTGTCCCATCTGATTTAAGAACTTGCCCATTTGAACCTAGAGCCAAAGCTGCAGGGTTACCTGAAGCATCACCATAAATAATTTTACCTCTAGCAAGGCCTGCAAGTTTAGCTAAAGTAATTTGATCGTCAGCTACTTTAGCAGTAGTAACTGCATCATCTGTAATGTTTGCTGTTACAACAGCATCATCGGCTAACTTGGCTGCTGTTACAGCGTCCGCTGCAAGCTTAGCAGTAGTAACTTGCAGATTACCTATGTGTGCTGTATCAATACTACCATCTGTATAGTGTTCTGAGTCTATCGCGTCATCAGCGATTTTCGCTCCTGTGACTGCATCTGCAGTTAATTTCGCAGTACTTACAGAGCCATCTACAGGAACATTTACGGTTGCTTGTGTATGTGTAGTAACATCTATAGCTGTACCGTTTGCTGGAGCAGCATCAAATGTAAGTGTTGTACCCGAAGTAGAATAGGTAGACTTGTTTTGATAAACACCATCAATAAATACCATGGTGTTATTTTCATACAATGGGTCTACCGACATTGTAAACGCTGTCGTGCTGCCATCACCAGAGAAAGTATTTAAAGCTAAACTGTCACCTGATACAGAAGCACTAACATGGTAAACAACAATTTTTCTACTTGAAGCTGGAGCTTCATCAAATGTTAAAGTTGTACCACTAAGCGTATAGTCTGCTTGATTTTGAAATACACCTTCAATAAATACAATTAAATCGTTTTCACTGCTTGGTGTTTTATTTAAAGTAAAAGCTGTTGTACTGCCATTACCTGTAAAGTCTTGTCGTGTAAATGAAGACGCAAGAGCATCGTTTACTACATCTGTAAGCAATGCAGCATTTAATCTCAGCTCAACAGTATCGCCAGAGCTAAACGCTGTGGCTGATGTGTTGTCTTGACCTCTTACTACTGTCCAAGTCGTACCAGATACAGCTGTTACTTTAACTACTTCCAGGTTGGTGTTGTCATCTAAGGTAGCATAAAAGTAATGATTCCCACTTAAACTGGGGAAACCAGAACTACTTGCTACACTAAGTGACGTAGCACTATTATTTAATGAAGCGGAGAGAGTAGTTTTGGCGTTGTTTGTATATAAAACGCTCATACTTTACTCCAACTATTAACTAACAGTTACTGTCCAAGTTATTGTCATGGTGTCTGCCGCACCTTTATTTACAACAGAAAACTCAGTTCTACAAAGCATCGTTCCACCAGAACTAGCATTAAATATACCAGCTTCTGTTAGAGCTCCAGTACCAGTACCAGCAGCGAAAGCACAGACGTAAGTTACTACAGCACCTGAAACAGATGCAGATGTAGTAAATGCTGTCCTACTACCGCTCACCGCGGATTCTAAAGCTGTGTCATTCGCGGCTGGATTTGTAGTACCAGTTCCAACTTCCATATGAGTCATAACACCAGCACTGGTGCCAATCATTCTAGAAGCTACAAACTCTTTACCTGCAGTAACTACTAAATTATCTATGTCTCTTACAACTTCACCGTTAAGTTCAATCTGTAAATGACCTGTCATGTTTAGTTGCTCGTTTACATTTGACATTATTTTTCCTCTATAATTATAATTAAGAATTCAAAGTAAAGATGTTAAATCCAGACTGATTCAGTTTGGCACCTCTACCTACTATTAATTCTACGCTAATTGATTCAGAAATCGTAGCACTATCTGCAAAGGATGTGCTAAAACTTTTTGCAAGAGATTCCGATACTGATGGCGTTTCGGTAAGTGTTTTACCAAAAGCCAGAGCTGTACTCTCTGCTACTGAAAAAGAATCTGCAAGCGTATCTACAAAATCCAAAGCAAAAGCTATCGATTCCGAAATAGTTACAACATTCCCTTTATTTAGACCTGTATCTGTACTCAGGTCATCTTGTGCGCTAGCTGAATCATCTAGCGTATAAGAATCCGAAATTGTTCTGACATACTGCACTACACGCGCCAGAGATTCTGACATTGTTTGTGTATCTGAAACACTCTTACCAAAACTTAAAGCCTCGTCATCAGCAAAAGTAAAACTGTCTGAAGGTTTTTTACCAAAACCTATAGTTTCATCATCACTGAATGAAAAAGAATCTGATACAGGTCTACCTACAGATAAAGCATGTGATTCTGCAATTGATGTAGAATCAGTTAGTGCTTTACCTACACTTAAAGTTTCTGTGTCAGAAAGAGTAGGTGTTTCAGTAAAACCTTTACCTACATTTAAATTTGTTACTGTAGTTAACTCAAAAGCTTCTGCAAGAGTTTTACCAGTGTTTAAAGAAGCTGACTCGCTTAGTACAAATCTAGCTCTGTAGTTAGAAGAATCTAAGTCGAATAAATCAGTGTCAGCTAACCACCATTGGTTTATGCTGTAAGAATCAATTAAAATGTCGGCTGCTGTTAGATTTAAATAACTTGTAATAGAGTTTAAGTCTACAAATTGTGGGATTATCTGTAATTTAGAATAACCTACAAGCGCACTACTAGCAGATACATCAACTACTGCATCTAGCTTTTTATAGACAACTACAGCCTTAAGAGCCATCTAGCACTTCCACCTTCTACGTGCTTGTCTTATCCTTGAGTTTGGGTTGTTCCTAGTTTTTGCTGAACTTCTTTTTAATTGCCCTAATGATCTAGCGCAATATGATTTACGTCTTTTAGCAGCTTTACTACCTTTCTTAACTTTGCCTGTAACAGCACCTTTTAATTTACTACCAGGATTAGCTCTACGATGTGCAGCTATACCTTTTCTAGTCATACCCGCACCTGACTTAGTGGGTCTGTAATTACCGCCTTTACCAGTGGTTCGTCTTATAGCTTTCTGTCTTTTTCTAGCCACGTCTCTTTCTCCTAGTTGTTTTTCTCTTTCTTACAATAGTTTTTACATTTCTAGGTTTACCTCCTGGATTCCCTGCTGCTCTTTTTCTACGCACCGCACTTTTTTTCTGCGCTGCTGTCATACTCCTTGCTTTTGATCTTGGTACACATTTAGGGTACTTTCTTTTACTTTTACCTTTAGCAGACTTTCTACCACAAGCTTGATACTTACCCTTCTTCTTAGGTGCACCTATGTCCACCCAATCACCTTTAGGGCCTTTACCAAACCATGCAGTTAGTCCACCAGTAGGTTTAGCCATTATCTATACCCGCCCCCACGTTTTTTGTAAGTACGAACCAACCACCCATTAGCATATGCACTTGGGTAAACCTTAAATTTTCTTTTAGCCTCAGCTTTTACTCTTGCGTATAAAGCTGGATTAGTAGGTTTAGCCCCACTTCTTTTTTTGCTTTT